TTCGTCCGCGCTCGACAGCAATAGATTGACGTATCCCGCGCCCGCATCGACGTCGGAAATAATGCCACGAAAAATGACGTCATAGTCTTCTGGATATGATGTTTCAAGAAACCCCACGGACACAACGCAATCGCGTCCGATGATTTCCTCAAGCTCAAATCCAGGGCTGATGAGACGAGAAATTTCTTCGTTCTTATCTATCAGACTGATAGTCATGTTTGAAATCGACGTTCCTTGCGCGCGATCTGGCTGGAGTTTTTGGCTGATTCTCGTTGTCGACCCACCGCCAGAACCGAAGCTCATGTATGTGGATTGATTCTTGATGAGGCGAACGCCGCCAATCACCCAGTCGTCGCCGATTTCTAGGCCCTCATCCCCAATTCGAATGTATTCATTTATCCCGGCAGAAGTAAAAATCTTATCGTAGCCGTTGATTTTGAAAACAATGGTGGGAGTCGTTGAGATTTTCTGAGCTGCCGCGCGCGCGTTGGGTGTTAGATCAATCATTTTCCCTCACAAGGTCCTCAATGACTTTATCAAACTCCGTGCGCGAAATGCACATAAATTGCGTAGCGGTTTTGTGGCTCAGGTCTATTTGCGCCTCGGTGTATTCGTCCAGGACGCGATAAAGAACGAGCTGCTCGTTATCTATGAGCCAAATTTCACGGTCTTTTTTTGCGCGGAACGACCCGCACGCCGTCGTAATTAGGAACGCCATTGTCAGGCACGCCAATTTCAGACTCCAAAGGACGCTGGTCTTTAGTTTCAAGCGACGTTTTCGCAGCATCCTTCAAATCCTCCTTGCGTTTAAAAAGCCTCCACGCCTTGAAGGCCTCGTAAATTTCCAGCACTAAATTGATAAAGCTATTTAGATTCACTTTGCTTTTTCAATTCTTCGTATGCCTCTTGAAGTTTCTTCGTGTTCGGATTGACCCCGATAGTCGGAAGCCAGTGCAAAACCTTTTGAAACTTCTGAACGATGGCATCAACCTTTTCGTCATCCGCTTTTGACGGCGTGATTCGAACCAGAATAGTCGCCAGAACGCTCAACGCCATTCCAAGCAACGCGATCAATTGAATGATATCAGGGATTTTTTCGAGCAACGGATGCATTTAGTCCTCCAATGATTGTAAAAACGCCTGACATTTTGCGATCACAGCGGCCTTTTCTTGAGCCGTGAAAAACGCGGAAACATCTGACGCGGTTAAAACATCAATAAACGTTGTGATATTTCCAGACCAAAGATTTTCTCTCAGGCCTGCAATGAGTGGCGTCGACATAAATGCGTCAACCTGTGAACTAAGAAGACCTTTCGACTCGTTGATCAATGAAATCTCATCAATCATTTGTTCACCAAAAGCTCTCTTGAGTCGGCGCTCGTTGAGCTTTTTTTGCATGAGTTCTTGAGCGGTAACATCGACGTATTCCACTTGATATTGATTTGGAATCGTAACAATTGGCTCCATCAACTGAACGCCATATTGCTCCGTAATGCGGCTTATTTCACTAGCTAATTCTTCCGCAGTAAGACTTGAAAGCAAATATGAACCAGCTGGTTTTCCAAAAGCCATTGTCGTCTTAATGACATCGTACCATTCTTCGCAAGCTGCTTGTGTTGGAAAAATTGCCTTGTGAGTGACAGTTCCATTTTTTGAAATTCTGACTTCGATCATTAGTAAATTCTCCATCCAAAATTATTGTAGCTTGCAGAGTTGAACAAACCTAATCCAGCACCAGTGTCTTGAAAAGTTCTAACTCTTATTGTGTCTCCAGCGTTCACAGGAAATCCAACAACTCTTGATTGCATCCCCGTTCTTCCAATCGAACTTCCGTAGTTTGTACTGATAGAAATGAAAGTTGTGTTGTTGTGGAAAAAATGCATTGTTCTTGATCCAGTCGCGTTTGGTCCGCCGTATGTTAAAAGAGCTTGTAAATCAATGAACCCAGCTCTGGGGATAGTTAAAATTCCTGTCGTTGCATCAAAAGCGTTGTGTGTATCGGAAACCTTTGTCCATCCAGTTACAGTTTGATCTGTAGAATTTGGGATTACTTGTCCACTTGCGTTTGTAGCAAATCCAGAAATTACTTCACTGGCTGCAATTTGAGATGGACCTGAAGTTCTGGTAATGAATGCATTGTTTAATTGAAATGTTCTAGTATTACCTGCATTTTGAAACGCTCTTAACGTTACAACTTGCCCAGCTCTTAAAAATGGCTCATAAGAACCTGCAACATAAGTCGCTGACCCTTGTACTTGCGTACTAATAGCGTCAGTGACCGCCAGAGCATCACTAAAAACTCCATCTATATACAACCTAAGTTGATGAGACGCTGTAGAACCTCCCGCGAGTGTTCCGAAAAAACCACGAACAGAAATTCTATAAAATCCAGTGACAGGTACACGATATTCATTTCCTACCCAAGCTCCGTGAGTATCTGAGCCTATGTTTAGTCCAGTCAGCGCGACATCGGTGTTATTTGCAATATTTTGTCCTGCTGTTTGAAAAGCGACTGAAGAAACTATTCTCGTGTCAGTATCCGACGAAAGCTGAACGTTTGAAGAAAAACCTACAACCGGAACTTTTGCGTTTATTGAAACAGTATCGCCAGACGCAAGCGCAACTGGAGCCGTCTGATTCATTGCAGTCAATTGACCAGTTGCTGATGCTTGAACTGTACACAATAACTGAGTTGAATTGTTGTATTTAGCGCTTCCTTGATAGTAAGCACTCGCACTTGAATCGAATAAAGTGACATCACCAAAAACAACGTCAACAAAAGCAGCTGTCGGAAGTTTCGTTGTGTCGATTGCCATTCCACTCGGAAGATTCAACAAAATATTTGATGCGTTTGGTGCGCCAGTAAAAGACAACTTATATTGAAGTTCCACAGAATCGCCGACTCGTCTGAAGCGTCCTGTATAAGTTGTATTTACTGTGAATCCGCCAGTAGGTGTGAACGATTGCCAGTCAGTAATGACAGCGCCGTTGCTCACAACTTGAGGACCAACTCGAACGTCGTCAAACCCTAAAACATATGCCGCAGCTGATGTCGTGGCGACGTGGAAAATAAGCCTGTAGCTTGTCGAGTCTGGGCTTGATTGAAAAGTCGAGCGATACCTATAAAACTGACCAATCAGAGCTGGCTCAAGAAGTCTTCCGGCTGGCTCGATCAGTCGGTTATTTGTAACGTCGAGAATATAAACTATGATGTCAGAATCAATTGCCGGAGCCGTGCTGCCAACAAAAGTTCCAGAAATTAATTTCCAATCAAATTGAATTTGCAACGGCTTTGCTTGGTCCGCGCGGTCAATTGTGAAGTCATAGCTCACGCCTTGGCCTTGGCGGTTGACTGCGTCTTTTGTAAAGTTAAATTCACCAGCGCCACGCAGAGGAGTTGTCGTCGAGCGCGTCCAAGTAACGTTTGGCGTTCCGCCAGTTCCGTCGACTGGCAAGCGTTGAGCTGCGTCCGCATATGTCGCCCAACCGTTCGTATTAGCTTGAGCCGAGCCATTCAGGATATAATTTATTCCACCAGCTCCGCCACCGATGTCACCGTCAATGATTGCTTGTCGGAGTGTTTTATTGATTGAGTTTGCAGCGACATAGACTTGATCATCCCCAGGCAACGATGAAGCTGGCGCGCCCGCGCCCGCGAGGTCTGCTTCTGTTTTGATGTCTTGTCTTTGAATCTTGCTCATTATTCGCCTCTCAATCTAATGTAGTTCACTCTCACAGTCTGCCCCAGCACGGGGGCAGTTGTGAAGGTGATATTTAAACCTGAAATAGTGTAGTCAACACCAGGAATTTTCTTAAGTCCGTCGAGAAACACGTCCACGGCGTCGTTTTCCAATGGCGTTTGTGAAACCACGTACAAAGTATTCGTTCCGTTCACAAGACCTGCCGGAGTTTCATCAACCCAGAATCGTCTCAACCAAGCCGCATTTAAACGAGCAGACATTTAAAATCCCCTTTAGTATTCGTAAGTGACTTGAATCACGTCGCCAGCAACCAATGCCGCCGGACCGACCGTCGCCAAGTCATTCAACCAAGTGATGCGAGTATTTCCGCCCGATCCACCTGTGTAGTTCACCGTGTATTCATACGATGCGCCTTCGAGCAAATTCGGAGCGCCGCGAACTTGAAAAATAATGCTGTTCGTGCGCGCGATTTGAGCCAGGTCGATGTAACCGTTCGTTATGTCGGCAGCCGCGAGAACGAAAGTCTGTTTGTTGGGAACCGCGAGAACAACACCCAAAGGCGAACGCTCCCAAACTGTTCCGTTGTAAATCACAAGGTCGCCGACCGCGAATGTGATGTTTCCAGCGCCCAAGTTCCGAGTTCCGGCAACTGAAACACGATAAACGTCACCAGCATTTCCGGTTCCGTTCGCGAGCGTTGGAGTATTTGTCGAAGCATTCCATGAACCTTGGTATTCCATGACGGAGTTTCCAAGTTGAGTCGTTGGGATTTTTCCGCTAGCGTCGAGAGTCGCCACACCGTTCGCAGCGCCCTTTTCTGTGGACTGAATACGAGCGTTGATTTGAGTTTGCAAGGGACCAGTAACGCCAACTAAGTGAGCGAATACAGTGTTCGAAACAGTTCCGGCGCCGATTTTAGCAGCGTCTAAACCAGTTGCGACCTTCACGTTCGTGACCGCGTCGTTCTGAATTGCCAATGTGTCGACGGAGTTATCAGCAATTTTCGGTGCCGTCACCGCGTCGTTCTGAATGAATTTCGATCTAATCTGAGCCATGCTTTTTCCTCCTCAGGAAAAAAAGTTAGTAGACATAGCCGATTCTGAGTTTGTCTCCAGCTAAAAGCAATCCGTCGTATCCTAAACCGTTCCAAGATACCGTCGAGCCGCTCGCAATGAAGTCGTCACCGTAGAATCCAGCACTGCCTCCTATAACATCGACCATTATTTCAGTGGGCGCGACTGGACTTTGTGCCAAAGATAGAGCTTTTGCTGTGATTTCTCCCGCCGTGAGCGTCCTGTATTCGATCTTGAAAACGCCGGAAACGACCGGTGGCGGAGACAATGTTCCAGCGGTGAGGTAAAACACGTTCAAGAATTGACCAAGCACTGGCGCCGTTGTGAGAACGACGTTCGAGCCCGACAATGAGAACTCAGTCGGTTTAAGAGCAACTCCGTCGACGAATACCATCAAGGATTGAGCCGTCGCGGGCAAATAAGTCAATGGTCCAAACGTCACGTTCGAGCCGTTGATCACTCCCGCAGGTGTTTCATATTGACCTACAGTTGTTGAGCCACCACCGCCGCCCCCAGCGATAACCTGCCAGCGATTCAGTGCAGAGTCTCGACGGACCATCATTGCGGCCCCGTCGTCCAGGTCAAAATCATTTCCGCCAGGGATTAGGAAACCCAAGGCCCCAGCGTCGTGAACGACCGTGACCGTGGACCCTGTTTTATTGACGATGATTTGAATTTTGTCGGCGTCGTCGATTGATGCCTGAATGCCTACGATTGAAGTGATGGCTGGATTTGTAAACTCATAGATAAGTTTATCTAAATCGAGCAATGTGGCGGCAGGCGTGCTGGTTGTTGAGTCAATGACGGTGTCACCTTGGAATTTACCTTGAACTTCGAGTCCGTCTTGAAATGTTTTAAACCCTGCGAACGTCTGCGCGATCACGCTCACAAGTCCGCGAATCGTTGCGGATGCGTCTGGCACGTCGGCAGATACGTTTAAAGAGCCGAAGTCAGGCGTCGCCGGAATAGTTGGGCGATCTTGTTGGTCGAAGACTTCGAGAAAATAGCCCGTGAAATCTGTCGCCGATGCGAACGTGTGGGATTGTTCAGTGCCGTCAAAAATGAAATAGCTGAGAGTCCAAACCCCAGCGGACTCGGTCAATCGACCGTAGACTCTGCGGCCTGAGCTATCTTCGAGCGGCGTTCCGTTCGCGTCGAATAACTGCACGCGGTTTGATGGAATTGAAGTGATGACTCCCGCTTGCGTGGTCGTTCCGTTTGGCTGTTTTGTGGAAAATTGTGTGGATACGTCTGAGCTTAAGCCGATCGCGCCAGTGAATGAAAACCCCTGCCAAACCGCCGAGAATTTATTGAAGTTTGCAAGTACGTTCGCTGAAATCGCTGGCCCTTGTCCGTCTGTGCCGTCGTGACTGTGGCCTGAAATGCCATCGAATAACTGAACCAATGCTTCCACGCGCGCACGTACAGTATCGTTTGGCGCGCCCACAATGTCGCTCGACCATGTGATCAAGTAGTCGAAAACCTGGTCGACAGGAATTCCCAACGCCGAGGCCAGCGCGTTGATATTTCTTTGCACGTTGATGATTTGGCCACCGGATTCGGCCAGGGCATTTTTAAGGTCTATTCTTCCGACCGTGTCCGTGTCATTTGTACGAGACATCAGCCGGGAATTGAACGTGTTTTCGTTGGCGAGCTGTCCGTTTTGTACCGACATTATTCGATCACCTTTCTAAAAACGAGCGGCCCTGTTTCGTAGAAATCGTTCGCGCCCTTCATGTTTTCAATCTTGTATCTCGTTCCGTTTCTGTCAGCGGAAGTCGAATCCAGTAATAGCTCATAAAATGTATTTCTGTCCGCCACATCAGGCATAAACTCGACCTTTGACTTCGTGATGAGATAGTTCATAAAGTCTCTGAGCGCCTGGCGACCGTTGGCGTTTTCGAAAAAAGGTTTGATCTTGAGTCCAGTGAGGTTCGTTGCGCCCCTAATTCCACATTCCATACGCTGTCCGTCGCCGAATGAAATTGTTTGCACGACGCCGTTCGCGGAAATGTTTACGCTTGATGATTCTTTGACTAAGTTGTCTTCAAGCGCCAGGTAGTCGAACAAGGTCAACTGAGGCCTGTATTCGAATCCAGCGGCGTTTTCGCCTTCGTATGTGCTGTCTCCGGTCTTATCTGCGATGGTTGTGAAGCCAGCAAGGTTCCAAATTGCAATGGCTTGCTGCGAGCCCGTGGCAGTCAATAATTCGAAAGCTCCGGGCGCGCTGATTGTGATTTTTCTGGTCACGCGGTCGACCGTCGCCGTATATGTTTGCGTTCCAGCCAGGGTCATTCTCTGCGCGATTTCAAGCGCGTATGACGTCAGTGTGTAGTCGTTGATCGTCAAATACGTCGTGATTTCAGGACCGCCGGCTTCAGAAAAATTGATCGCGTTGTTCGCATTGGTCACATTAAAGCCGTAGTAAAAAGTCGACAGCGTGTTTATGCGGCTCATGCGTTCCTCAATTTCAGGCTGAATCCTCGGTCCATGGCCTCGTTGATCGCATCTACGATCTCAGCCCCAGCTTGAGCCTTATCGCTCCAAACAGGTCCGTAAAAGTTCAGGTTGAACACAGGACCGGATTTGTCACTTGACTGCTGATTTCTTAAAAATTCTGTCAGGTCTTGGTTCGTTTGCGACGGAACTACGCGCTCGCCTGGCGCCAGCATGGCTGGAAAGTTATCTTGCGTTCCAACTCCTGGCACGGAATCAATACCGCTGCGTAAATTTGTGGCAGCAATCTTAGAAATTTGAACCGCCGTCGCAGCACCCGCAGCCGCAGCAAACGCAGCACCCAACGCCGGACCACCGATTGCGGCCCCTTGTTTGTACGAAGAAGTCATCGCAGCATATCCGTCAATCGTTGCTTGCGCCAAACTGGCAGCCTTTCCTATTGCGAAAAGCTCTTTTGATTTCGTTTGTTGAAGCGCTCCGAGGTTGCCGAAAAATCCGCTGAAACCTTCAAGACGTTGCTTGTTGATGTCGGCTTCTTTTTTCTGCATATCTTGCATGAGTTTAAAGCGTTGCGCGTTTTGCTGTTGATCGAGCTGGGTTTTTGCCATCGCAAGTTGTTCTTCATTCAGCTTGGATTCTTCAAGCATCAGACGTTCTTGCTCGAACATAGCCATCTGAGAAGCCAGTTTTGCTTCCTTATACGATTCGAATGAAATTAAATCCGACTCGTAAGCCGTCTGCAATGTATCTTGCTGGAGCTGATAGCCGGCTGCGACCTGAACCGACTGATCAAAGATTTGTTGTCCGAATGTTGCCGCTTGTTCCGCGCGCATTTTTTCTACAAGTGACAGTTGCTCAACTTGCGCGACTTGATTTTCTATTGTTGAACCGTAACCTTTTGCTGCGAAATCAGCTTTTGTGAACGCCTCTTCGGCGACATTTCCAACGCGATTCAGGTTTTCGGCCAGCGTGTTGAGCATAGTTTCTTCGCCGAAGTTTGCCGTGGCTTCGTCCCAACTTGCTTTAAAGTTTCCGAATGGGTCATCCGGCAATCCTTCACCAGACAAGACGGACTTTGCTGCGTTCCAAGTATCAATAATTCCAATTCCTAAAGCGACAAAACCGTCGATTATAAAATTTATTGTTCTCATCACGACGTCAAAGGATTGCACAGTCACTTCCGCGAAGTTGATAACTCCGATCAATGCTTGCGCGAACGCCTCTTTCAGTCCTGGTCCTGCTTTATCCGCTGCCGTTGTGAGCTCAGCAAATATCTTTGAGATTTCATTTAGCGTTGCCACCACGACCGGATTCTGAGTGACGATTGATCCGAGCTGTTGAAATAAGTTACCAAAAGCGTTTTGAACTCCCAGCAAAGAGCCGGAAAATGTTTTCATCGCTCCGCCAGCAGCTCCACCGAATCGACTCTCGATCATTGTTAGAGCTGTTTCGAAGTCTCGCGCATTGTCGCCAGTTTTTTCAAACTGTAAACCCATCTTTTGAAGTGCGGTTGTGTTTCCGTTTGATGCTTTTGCCAGAGCGTCCGTGACAGTTCCAAGGTCTTTTCCAAGTGCAGCCGACAAATCAATTGCTGCGGACTGAGCTTTTTTCAATCCCTCTGCGTCCAAACGCGTGAGCGAAGACAACATTGCAAGATTGCCAGCTATGACGGCATCGTCAATTCCAGACAGAGTTTCCATGCTTCCGATGTATTCTTCTAGGTCGCGCGCGGCTTCCTTCGAAAAATTCCCGGACATTGCAAGCGAGTTTCCGAGCCGAACCATTTCTTTTTCAAACTGTGCGGCTTCGTCAATTCCTGTTTTGAAGTTTCCAATAAAAGCAGAGATTGCTTGCTGTGCGATTTGTGCGCCTTTAGCGACAACGCTTGCGAGGGTTGTACCAGCAAACACGTTCATGATCTGATCGAATCGACCCATGTTTTTCGATGCGTCTTTTGAGAATTTGTCGACGGCGTCCTGCATGTTAGACATCGTGGACGCGGTTTGCTTTTGAGCTTCCGTCAAACCTTTGAGGAGTTCGGCGTTTTGCGCCTCGATCTTAATTACCAGTTCTTCTAATGTCGCCACTGATCCAAGCCTCCTCTAAAACGATCGCATCATTGACTGACATCGGCTTATCTTTTCCGGCGGCGTAGTTGTAAATTGCAAACCACTCCGCAAATGTCAGCTTCCAGAAGTCCTCGGGCCGCATGTTCAGTTTAGTGACCGCCATTCCCAAAAGCAAATCCCAAGGCATGGGTTCTGGTCCTGGTTCTTTACGTCGTTCATCTAGCTTTTTTTTTGATTTTCAGTCAGCACCGCCATGGTCTTGTCTCCCGCGGTGATTCGTCCAATGAACTCAAGCATTGGAGTTGTCATGCCCATTCCTTCAGTCATACATAGGTCCCAGATTTGGGCCATTGTGTATTTCTTTTCGGCCTGGCAATGGAAAATCACTTTCGCAAGATCGGTCAGCGGTGGAAGCTGTTTCTTCGCTAGAGTAAACGAGAGCATCGGCAAACCATAACCGAGTGCGGCCTCCAGGTTTGCACAATTCTCGAAATCAGGGCGAAGCAGAATTTCCACGTCGCCCAACTTGATCACTTTTTCGTTTTTAAAAGGATTCGCCATGTCCCTTATGCAAAGTTAAAAACCGTTACAGGTCCAGAACTTTCCGCACTCACTGAGTATTGTCCTTCCGCGTCGTAGTCTCCAGACACAGAAAGCTCAGTGATCTTGAAGCAACCCTCGTATACGCGACCAGCTTTTGCGTCGATTAACGCCAAGCAAGTCAGTCGGTTGTTCAAGAAGTCTTGGAAAAATTCTTGGAACACGGGCTCGTTTGTCCATACGCCAGAACCTGACATTGAAGCAGAACGAACGCCAGCGCCGTCGAGCATAGAAGACCACTCGTCAGACGACACGTTTGTGATGTCTACGGCTTCAGAGCTGAGAGCGAATTCTTTAGAGCGCAGTCCGCCCAAGTTTCTGAAAACGAGAGCTTCAACAACCGCCGAAGTCGCATTCATAATCAGCGCAGCGCCAGTCAATGTCGCTTTTACTCTGATTGTGTCGACGTCAACAACCGTGTGAACGATGAAAAAATCATCGACGTTGATGATTGTATTCGCGCCAACTGCGGTGAACTTCACGATGTCGCCGACCTTTGCGCCGTGACCAGTGATTTCGATGTCCGCCGAAGCGTTGGTCGTTGAAATCGCAGTGAACTCTTTGCATTTTTTCAGCAATAGGTCCTTACCGCCGACTTCGTTTTGTGCCGTGTTACAAGTAGCCATTTTAAGCCTCCCCTATCATAAGGTTAAATCTTTGAATTCCGTGCATTGTTACGTTGTCGGCATCGACGATGACTTCAACGAAAACCTGTCTGAAATTGATGATGTTCCAGCCGTCAATACAGATGTTAACCGTATGCAAGAGACGATCAACTTCGGCCTGTATTTGCTGGACCTTTTTCCGTCCGCGATTCTCTGACTGGTCCCAAACGTGAATTGTGACTTCCGCGGCGAATCCCCTGTGCGTGTGACTTGATCGGTCTGTGAACGTCGCCTCTCCGATCGTGACGTATGGAAAGGCTTGGTCCTGCGGAACTGACGTCGAATCGAATACGCCAGCGACTAGAGCCATCAACGGAGCGTCCGCCGTCAGCACTTCCCAAAGCGTTTTTTGTAGTTCCTGAGGAGCCCACGTCATTTAAAAAATTCCTTCATGAAGTTATCATACGCCGTTCGCGTGATTTTCGCGAGGTTCGCGCTGGTCATTTTCAACGCCGTCGACAGCCATGGGCGCGGAGCCATTGTCTGAGTTCCGAACTCAAGCCATGCGCCGTATTTCAGGTTCGTGCCAACCAGGGCCGCTGTTCCCTCGCCACGCTCAACGCGAATAGACTGCACCAATCGACCAAGGTCTGTGTTCGGTGGGTCTCCAGGCTTCGAAACTGCCACCTTTCGGCGCGGGTTGTATCGAATGGCGGGGGTTCCGTCGGTGTTTTCGTTGATCAGTTTGATTGCGGCGTTGCGAATTTCCAATGCGATCAGCGCGTTCGTTTGACGCTCAAGTTCCTTTAAATTGCCGCCAAATGAGCTCAGCTTGTCGAGTTTCTTCAGCTTGCGAGTAACCTTTGCTGTGAATTTCAAGACGCCACCCCTTCCTTGACCTTGATAACAATCCACCATTTCCGCTCGTCCACGTACTGGACCGAGTGAATCTGAAATAGTCTGCTACCGTATCGGAAGCGGTCGGCTGCTTTATTAGGCAAATGATCTAAGGTGTTTCGAATGACGATTTCGTGGTCATAAACGTCTTCCAGTTTCTGCGCGAAGACTCGCTCAATCCCGGACTTGGGTGTGATTTTTGCCCAACATTCTTGAACTAAATTCCACGCCAGCGTAGCACCGCCCTGACCGTCTGGCGTTTGCGCCAAGCGTTCGAGTTGAATGCGATGTCTAAGCTCGGCGATCTTAATATCCATTAAACCCCAGGCGCGTGCGCTTGTAAGGGGCCATCATAAGAGACACAACGGACGGAATAGCGACTTGCTTTTCGTCCCCGCGATGCTCATACAAGTGCGCCACAAGTTCTAAGACGGCTTGCTTTATCGTTGGTGGAACTTCCGCCGCCGTCGCAGCCATTCCAGCGGTGAATTTTATTTCGATGCCGTTGAGTTTTCGTAGAATTGTGGTGGGCCATACGCCCCCAAGAGGTAGTGCGACCCGACCAATAGAGCCAACACTATCAACAATATAACCAGAAGCAGGAAAAAGTTCAGCAACGCCATCGTCAGCGTAAGTGTTAAATTCAAGAACTTGTCGAACAGGTCCGATGAGCATTTCGATTTCTTCGGCGCCGGTGTATAGTTCGGAAATTGGCATTTCGCGAACACCATCCCACCACATGCCCCCGCGCACGCGCGTAGGCCAGCAATCAAGATACTGCGCCCAGGTTTGCTCGATGAACCGTTGGTCACAATAGTCCTCAAGCCTTTGCGTTGCGGCCTCGATCATTAGAGCTATTCTTGAGTCCTCGCTTGCTCCGTCCACTCTTAGGTAGTCTTTTGCTTCCTGAACCGTCACCGGCTGTTCGAGAGCTGCTGCGAGTTTTTTCAATAGCGCCATTTTTCGGCTCCTCCATGGGCACGGCCAAACCAAAATTGATAAACCGCTGCGCTTCTTGCGCGTCGAGTTCATAGCCAAGTCCTGCGCGGAGTAAATCCTCCCGACCGTCAGCAAATTGGACCGGCATATTGGTCAGCATGTAAATCCATTTCTTCATTTCAATCCCTAAAAAAGAGGCGGGCAATTTCCTTACTTTTACGCAAGTCCCTCCAACCCGCCTCGACCATTCAAATCAATTGATGGTTATAAAGGAGGCATTTTTTCTGGATCGTGAGAAATTGCAACGACAGAAGTGGTAACGGAAACCGTGCCGCTGATGTCTAATTGCAAGCGAGCATATCTTTTTCCGCCTCGGTATTCTACCAAGTGCGTTTGAGATTGCTCTGCAGGCGTGTCCAACTCTTTCACGAGTGGAGCAACGCCTTCGTAGACTTGAGTAACGTCAACAAACGTCACGTTGTCGTCAGAGTGCTGCAATTTCAAGCCGATTTTATTCGTGCCAGAGAATGCGAACGCGCCAACTGCAACGATGAACGCCAAGCTGTTTATGCTCTGACAGTCAATTCCCGCAGTGTTTGCGTCAGCAGTGAGCGTTTGAGGCGCCAAAGCCAATTGATGATACTGTTTAAGTTTTTGATTCTTCCACATATTACACCGACACTTTCAGAAGCTTAAGAGCTTCGAAATTCTTCACACCACCGCCAACGCGTTTAGTTGTGTAGAACTTGATGAATGGTTTAGCCGTGAACGGGTCACGCAGTACGCGGATACCGATACGATCAACGATTTGATAAGCTTGTCTCATGTCACCGAAAGCGGCAACAAGGTTCCCCGCTGCTACTGTAGGCATATCTTGGAACTCAACGATTTCATAACCGAGGATTGAACCCGCAGTTTGACCGTCAAGACCTGGCGCCCACAAATAACGTCCGTCTAAGTCCTTCAACAAGCGAGCAACTTTGATTGCATCTCGGCTCATGAAGTACTTCGCGTTCGGTTTATACGCAGTTTTCAAAGAGTACATGAGATTGATCAAAGAATCGCCAGTGATAGTCGTTGCGCTTCCAGAGTTCACTTGCTCGACTTGGAAAAATCCAGTTCCAGCAGCATAGCTCAAGAAACCTTTTGCTTTTTTCACGCCATCGCCAGAAACAAAAGCCGCATTTTCAAAGCGAGCGAAACGATCAGCAACTTTCTCAGCCAACCATGCTTCCATATTGATAGCAGCATCGTCCAAAAGACGTTGAGTGGCTTGAGGTTCTGCGTACAACTCATGAACAGGAATTTCGATCATGTTCAATTTAGGAGTTGATGTTTCAGGACGCGCTTCAACTTCGCCAACCCATCCCGCACCAGCTTCATCGAGGTCCTGGAGGATTTCGAGTGAGCTTGAGCTGATAGTTTGAACAGAAGCGTGTTGTCTCATTGGAGACGTTTCGAAAACCTTCTTCACGATTTCAGAAGAAGTTTGAGGAGTGATGAGCAGGCCCCCGTCTTCGTCAGAGTCAGACGAAAGGGCTTTGATTTCCATTTCATTCAGACCTTTTCTCAAATAACCATCGAACAATTTAGCAGCCTTCACTTCAGTTTCAGTTCGCTGTCCTTTTTGTTCTGCGGGTTGCTGAGATCGCGCCATTGCAGTTTTGATTTGCGCGAGTTCATCGGACTTCTTTTGAACTTCTTCGTTCAATTTGTCCACTTTTTCTTGAAGGTCTGCCGGAGCATAACCCTTTGTTTCCAGAGCCTTAATGCGAGCTTCGTTCGCAGACTTAAACTCTGAAAATGCTGACTGAAGATCAGTCAATACCTTTGTAGTATCCATTTGCATTTTCTCCTTGTTAGTTAGGCTCTGATCGTCGAAATCAATTTCTGTAATGATTGCTCTAGGAGCGGATCATTTCCGTCGGCGGCTTCACCATGAAGTGCCATCTCGATTTGTAAATCAGTAAACCCTTGTTGCTTTAATTGTCTAAAATGTTCTTTGAGCCATGCTTGTCGAGCGTCGTCCGGCTGGGATTTCATCGACGTGATCATGGCTTCAGTGTTCATTGGAAATGTTACGAGAGAGTATTCGAAAAGTTTAAGTTCCTTCAGGCGTCTCACCATTGGTTTTTCGCGGTCTGGTTCGGCCTTCACCACCATGTACCCGATCGACAGCCCCATTTTCGCGCCCATCTCCTGCGCCGTTTTCGCCAGCGAGTATTTTTCGCGCGCGCTTTGCACGTTCAAATCTAGCTTTCCTTCGACGTAGAGCCCTTTTTCGTCCTCCTCCGCGCGGAGGTTCCATCCAATCTGTTTCGTCGGGTCGTGATCCGCCAAGATCGGCCACAAGCCCTTGGACTCCTTGATGGACTTCTTGAAAGCGCCCTTGTCCACTACGTCCATCCCCAGATCGACGTTTCCGAACGTGGACGCGAAGCCACGAATCATTCCGTTGCTGTCGGCGTCTTTGATCTCTAGGTCGAATGATTTGACTTCTACTTTTGGCGTCATTTGATGACCTTCCTGTCATTTTCGAGTCCCACGTTTAGGCCTTTTTCAAACAAAACATGATAAACGTCGTCGCCGATAGCGACTTCAGCCATGAAGTTTTGCTTTTCGCCCACCTTTAAACCTTGAATTTCAAAGTCTTCGAGGTCAAGTTCGATTTTACCTTCAGTCTCGTCAATAATACGATATGAGTTTTTTTCGAGCGTGTGACCATTTTCGTATTGGAATTGGACTTTGATAGAGTCAACGGCTTGCAGGTTGAACGGGTTCCCGAATTCATTAATTATTCTCAACTTCATTTGATCACTCCCGTGATGTATTCGGATTGAGTCTTCTTGGACTTTACCATGCCAGTGATGAATTTAGACGGGGGCTGGACCTTTGCCATGGGCCAAAATTGCTCCGCCACATCCGCATAGTCTTCGGAGTTCGTGATTTTATAGGTAGCAATCAAGGCAAAATCCGGCTGTTCTTCTTCCGTGTTCAGATACAACCCGTCGCCAGCATGGAATAAATACGTTTGCTTGTACAGCTTCCCTTGGGTGTCGTACAAATCGGCGCGCACTTTAGCGGCTGGGTTCGAGTCCCAGAGCTTCAAAGCCAATGTGATGCGTTCTCCGACGGTTGTTTTTGTCACTTGTATTCCCCATCGAACTCACCGACAGAATATTGACGGGCCACGCGTGACGCCTCAACCAAGTCCACAGTGTCAAATTGCTCATCGAGCTTCACTCCGTATGCGTACGCAACGAAACGCGCGATGATTTCCGAGCAAACAGCTCCCTTTTCGTGATTGAGAATGACTCTCGATAAAATTCTTTTCAATTGAACGAACGTATTCTGCGCCTGAATCAAGATCAGTTGCGCGATTGAGTAGTTTTCGTTCTTGGCGATCAGCTTTTCAAGAAATTCCAGCGCCAAGTAAGGCATCACTTCAGGACGTTTCATGGTGTAGCTGTCAATGACTGCATAATCCTTGAGCCAATCCCCGTATGCGATCTTGCGCGCGCGCGGGTAAACCGCGTCATATACGACCATTCCGTTGTCCGTTATGGCCATGATTGCCATGTGACTGAAAGGGATTTTCTGCATATACATGATCAACCGTGCGAGCGGATTGAATTTCTTGCGTGATGTGCATTCAAAAACCACAAATTCCATTATAGCGTCATCCCTAAACGCCAAATTGCATCGATTTCCGCAGGGGTTTTGCCTACGATTTGACCAATCTGAGCGACCAAAGGGTTTATTCTTTTAAAAGCGATGCTGTATTCCCACTCGACTTGCGCCAGCGATTTGTTTGGCTCCGGCAGTTGTGCAATCGCATTCTCGATTTGTTGAATTGAAATCCCGCTCAAAATCAGAGCTTGTCTGACCTGACGTGGAGTGATGTCCGGCAATGCGTCTGAAGGATTGCGCGCCATTTCTGCAAGCTTCGCATTGATAACCGCCTCCGGTGTTCCGGCTGGGAATTCAATCGTTCCCACAATGTTTCCCTGAAAGTCCAAAATATTTCTAGTCATTGTTCACTCCTTAAAAAGTAGCCTGACAAACTCCGCCAGCTCCGCCAACTCCGCCAACTGTTCCAACGCCAGCCGTTCCAGCAGACCCAGCCGTTCCGATAACTGCGATCGAGGTTGCCGTCAATGCGTTGTAAAGTCTGATGCGTCCACCGTTAGCACCTGATCCTCCAGTTCCACCAACTCCAGTTCCAATTCCGTTTCCACCATTGCCTCCATTGCCTCCAGAAGCATTAGCAAGTCCAGCAACGACAGGTCCAGTGCGTCTTAAGTAAGCGATGTAGATGTATCCACCTGCGCCTCCTCCACCTCCACCGCCGCCGCCTACGTTTCCAGCAGCTCCGTTGGCTCCGTTTCCTCCGTTACCACCACCAGAAGAGAAAACTGCTGCAGGAGTTGACGGACCAGTGACAAATTCTTGGCAATAAATTGCGCACATGCCGCCGCCCGCGCCGCCTCCGCCGCCTCCGCGACCAGCGACTGCACCGTCTCCGCCACCCGAAGAACCACCGGCACCGCCAGCGCCTCCAGTGATGATTGTTGCACCTCTGAGGAACGCTGTCTCTATTCGATCAAACTCAACAAGGTTCGAAGCCGTCGCGCCCGCGCGAGAAGCGCCACCAGCATTTGCCCCAGCATTTCCAGAACCGCCAGCGCCTCCAGCTCCACCGTTTCCTCCGTTGGAAGGTGACACGTTCGTTGGAGCACTTGCCGAAACACCGGCACCAACCACTCCAGTAGCTCCGGAACCTCCAGCTCCCGATCCGCCGAGCATGTTTGTGACTTGTCCTGTAGCTCCACCTGCTCCAGTTTGAGTTGAAGCATTGGAGCCATTTGTGCCGTTAAACCTGATAGAGTTTGCGTCTGCGTTAGTTAAGATTATTTTCTTCGCATAGAGGGGAAATCCATTCAAATTAATCGCTCCACTAGGTCCCATTGTCAGTTCGTTGTAATATTGTGGTCCGGTCAAATTCAAAACACCCGTGAGTGTGACGTCACCATCCGAGCCGCCGCCAAAATCTTGCTGTAAGTTTTCTTCAGCCCAAACAGGAACTCCGCCGTTCGATTGCAAAATGTACTTATCAGTTCCAAGCGGAAGTCGCGCCGTTTGGTTTGCAAGATCACGGATGATCATATCCCCAGCCGTCGTCATTGGGTCCGTTACTTTTGCGTCGATTGCAGTTTTTGTGACCTGAACGCTTGGAGCTTGGTCTGTTTGACTTCCCGCCAATGTGTTCACAACCGCAGCCGTGCGCGCGCGTGAAGTCGTGTGATACAAATTGCCAGCTTCCGTCACGTCGTCAGTGTCTAAAGTAACCGCGCCAGTTTTACCAGCAACGCTTGAAACCGCGTCCGTATTGTCGACCTTGCCCCAGGCTGTACCGTCGAAAATCGCCCAGTCACCGACCTGCCAAGACGTTACGCCATCAAGATTCGTAGAACCAGCGACGCTCACAACGTAATAGTCACCTTTAGCGCCGAGTCCGGTCGCCAGTGTCGGGCTGTTTGTGCTGGCGTCCCATAGCCCTTGAAATGAAACCTGTCCGAGAACAGCGTCAGGAATTTGACCGATGGGAACTTTTCCAGCTACCAAGTCGGCTTTATTGTTGAGCGCCGCTTGAGTCGCAGTCGAAATTGGTTTTGATAGATCTGAAGTATTGTCAACCGAGCCGAGCCCGACGTCTGCGCTATTTAAAGACACAGCGCCGGTTTTGCCCGCCACGGATTGAACCGGAGCCACTGCCGCAGCCTCGGAAAAAGTTGTATATTGTGGGTGTGGGTCAGCTGCCGCCTCGTGCGCGAGAACTCTTAATGAAACCCTGGTGTCCGCCGCTGAATTGAAGTCTGAAATCGTGCCTGAGTTTTGAGTCCCTGTGTGCGTTGATCGGTCTCTAAGCGATGCGTTTGAATCGTTTACCGTTGCGCCAGCCGCAATTCCGTCGAGCTTCGACTTGTCCGCTTGGCTCATGAATCCAGCAACTAAATCCGTTGCCACTCCATGTTCCGTGACGCCAGTAGAGCCGACGTGACTTAATGGAGCGAATGACCCTACGCCGCCCTCAATAATGACAAAAGAACCGTCGGAAAGTTTTCTTGTTTTTTTATCGTTTGCCAAGTCGATGAACTCAAACGCCTCTCCGGCTGCTGGCGTTGGTACATCAGCTCTATTTTTGAACTCGTATCCATAAATTCCCATACTAAATTCCTTCCACCGTTCCTTGATTTCTCAATATCCCACGGTTCATAAATACGCCCTTCACGAACATGACTCGATTCTCTTGAACGACGACTGTTTTGTCCAAAGGTATTTGCTTCCAAAACGGCATCTGTTGCGTATCGTCTTCGATGAATCGAATAATGCCTTTGTTATTCACTACCCCCTGATTTCTCAACGGGGTTTTTAAAAGCATTTCATTCACTTCCGAAATGTTCAACTCTTCGCCTGGCTTTACCCACCAAACAGAAAATCCAGCTCCTCCGCCGCCGCTGCCACTTCCTGGGTCTCCCGGAATTCCTTGCGGTCCGCGCGGTCCCTTCGGTCCTGGCTTGCCGTCCTTGCCGTCTTCACCTTGCAAGTCAACCCATGGTCCCCATGAGCCGTCAGGGTTTTGAAAACGAAGCTCCGTGCCGCGCCATTCATGCTCTGGTGCGGGTCCGATTTCCCCTTGCGGGCCCTGTGGTCCTTCAGGTCCTTGCGGCCCTGCGGGTCCTTGTTTGTTGCGTGGTCCTGCTATTTGCAAGCGTTACCTCGAAGCCGTGAATGCGAGCGTGCATCGACAGTTGATCACTTGCTCCGCTCCACCAGCTGGGTCGCCTGGGCCGTCCATATCCGCGTCCGGTGGAACTGTGAACTTCTGATCGAGGTCGACTTGTACGCCGTTCATATCCAAATGATTTGCGTCGTTTCCGGTTTTTCCGCCGTCGCGCGTGCGATCATCTTGAACGGAAACCCACTCCTTCTTCAAGCCTGGGATTTCAAGAGCCTTGGCAGCCTCGACCGTGGCGTTGTTTGATGCCATTGATACTTCCGTGCGCGCAATCATCATGGCGCGAGACTTCGACAATGAGTCAAAAGCGTCACGCAATTCGCCCGCAAAATCGACCGGTTCTTCCGTTCCATCGGCGCGTTCGTCGCGGATTGCCTCCGCCGTGAGTCTTTGAACTACTTTTCGAACTTGTTTTCTGGTGGTGCCTTCAATGTCTGTGATGGCGTTTCCGGTTCTTGTCTTAATGTAGCGGTCTGCCCATTGTTCCCAAGTACGCTCGCTAGCTTTAGTTTCAATTCTAAGTCCGAGAGATTTAGCTTCCTGAAATACTCGCCGACCGAAATCCTCAACTGAGAACTTGATGTAGCGTTGGATTGTTTTTGATATATCGACCATGCCCGCGTCGATGGCTTTTTGTAGGGCATATTCGGCTGTTCTGGGTTCTTTATCTTTGAGGGCTTTTTCAAGAGCGCGCCCCAGTTCTTCGAAATCTTGCTCTAGTGAGCGTTGAAAGGGTCTTTCGAGTCGTTTGCGTTGGGCGTTCATTCGACGCCATGATTGACGCTTTTCGCGTTGATTGAGGAGGTTGAAGTTTTTCCACTCCTTTACCTCCTCATCGTCCCCGATTACTTCTTCTTCGGAGTCTTCTTCGTTGTCTTCTTGGCTGGTTTCTTCATCTTGGTCTCCTTCCTCCGAATCGCTGTTTGTCTGATCCGTTTCCAAATCAGACGAACTTTCTTCAGGAGTGTCAAGCAATTGATTTCCGATCATGAAAACGTCCCACCCCTCAACTGGTTCATATCCAGCGAGTTCACGCTTTTCGTTTTGCGTGATGAAGTTGAGAGCGTTGATCGTGACGTACTTGGCTTGGCGCTTGTCCGTGAGTGCCTCGATGTCGTCGCGGTCGTATTTTACTTCGATAGTATCACCGAACCACTGACGCAAATAGCGCGTGAGCTCGAACTCAAACATGTCCATCATCGGCATGATCGTGTCCACGTACATAGCGTCTTTGGCCTCTTTGTAGTTTTGATAAGTAGATTGACCGAATCCCAACAACTGAGACGGAACTCCGAACGCGTTGCAAATATCGGTCGACGTAACCTTTTTGCCTTCAAGCCATTCCATTTCTTTCGGGTTCAAGGCGATTTGTTCCCAGCTCATGCCACCTTCGAGCAGCATTGGGCGCGCGACGTTTTTCGGTCCGGCGTATCGTTCTTCAAGTTGACGCTGTAAAAACGTGCGCTGTTCTGACGTCAGCATTCCGCCAGGATTTGAGTCACTCGATGCGACCTTGAGAACTCCAGAAGGTTGAGCCATGTTCTGAAGCAAGGACAAATTCCATCTGTTTGAGCTGTTGAGCTGGTCTACGTTTAAAATAATGGCCTCAATCGGGCTCATGCCGTACCAGATACTCAACGGGTGAAATGTTTTAATGTGTTTGATTCGGCTTTTGCCTGTGATCGGGTCTGCCGCCCAAAAGCGTTCGTTCTGTCCGTCTTTGAACATGTACTGAGAGACTGTGCCCACCGCGTTCGGAACCACGCGCATGAGGTCGGGGCGCACAGACCACAACTCTGAGGGAGGAGCGTTTGGAGTTGGGCCCGCGCCTTCGATGTATGTATTTCCTGCAATTAAATAGTACGCGACGACGCTTTCAAAATACGCCGACCAGCCTTGAAGCGGATTCGGTGATTGTAACAGATTCCAAACCGGACCGTTCGTCACTTCTTGCCCGCGTTGATAAACTTCCCAACGAATACCCGCCGCCGCCGTGGATAACAATTTCACGCATCGATAAACGACCACGTTCTTTTGATAGCCTTCTTTTGAAAACCCTGCGTAGTTGGCTTCGGTTGTAACAGGCTGCCCGAGCTTTTGAACTGACATCGCCATGCGGGCTTGGCTCGCTTTGGAGCCGAACAGAAACCTCATTCGATCAAAGAACGTCATAGAATTGTGATCCTTGGTTGGTATTGATTGAAGTTATTGAAATAGTCTGCCATCTGGGAAGTCGTGTCAACTTGGTCGTCGTGCGCGGTCGCTGGGAATTGCTCATGCTCTCGGATGAAATCAGATAACCACGACGCTTGTCGAGGCAAAAAGCATTTTCCAGACCGCACAAACGGAGTTGCCTCAATGGCGCGCAATGTTTTGTCCTTGGCGCGCGGGTCGTAGGCCTTAATGGGAATTGTCGTTTTCCGGCGTGCGTACTGAATCATTGATGAGCCTGAAGACTTATCCTCGATTTGAACCTCGTTCGGTCTCCACTTGTTGTATTGCTGTTGAATGGCGTTTTCTAGGTCTGGTGCTTCCATCTTGGCGCGGAACAAGTCGAGTAAGTAAAACCCGTCGGCGGCCTTGCCCCAAGTCGCGCACACAGAATAGTCATTCGTGAGTCCTGGCTTTTGCGCCGTGTCCCAGAACTGCACCTTCCACTGAATCCAAGATGGAGCCTGATCGTAGTAATTCCACCACTCGCGCTTGAAAATTTCTCCGCCGTCCTTTGTTGGTTTTTGTTGATAAAGCGCCTGCCAATACTGGTCTGGTAATCCGTTTCTGATGTTTATCAAAGAATCTAGAGAATAGCGTTCTGGACATAGGGCCTCATTTTCCAATCGCCCCAGGAGATCATTCTCCTCTGAAATAGCTGGCAGTGAAATCATAGTCCAGTCATCGCCGTGATCATTCATTAGGTACCCGGCTAAATCATCGTGATGCCACCGGGTCATGATCACTATGATAGTCGCTCCAGGCTCCTGTCGTGTATAAAATGTTGAGTTAAACCAATCCTTTACTTTTTCTCTGTATGTTTCAGAGCTGGCCTCTTCCCAGTTTTTAATTGGGTCGTCGCAGATAAGCAAGTGACCGCCCTTTCCAGTGATGGACCCTCCAATACCTGCAGTGGCCATAGATGAGCCATTTGAAAGCATGAACCTATTGGCAGCCTTATTGTCTGATGTGAGCTTCCTGCCAGCAAATTCATTTGCATCAAAATGGTTTCGAACCCATCGACCAAATCCAGTCGCGAGCTCGGCTCCATACGATGTCAGAATGACATTCTTTTCGCCAAAATTATCCAAGTACCAGGCCGGGAGCCATTTCGAAAATGTTTCTGTTTTGCCGTGCCTTGGTGGCATCGAAAGAATAAACCGCCCACCACCAGTCACTATTTTTGACGTTATCATTTTCAATGGAACCATCAAATGCCTGTATGGTTTCCACTTTTTTCCGCTGCATTTTTGCGCGTAAGTATCAGGAAACGCGCGCCAAAGATCGGCTAATCCATCAAAATCATTCGGCTTCATCGTCCACCATCTTTTGGGCGATGGTTCGCGCTGCCTCTAAAAGAGATTCGTCGTTGATAATTTCCGCCAACGGATTTTTATTTGAAACCTTCGCCTTGATGTCTGAAACGTGTTCGAACTTATCAGCCCAACCGCACATATTTTTCAGGCAGAAAATCAACATGGTGTTATCTTCTTTTTCAATTGCTTTCCTAAGGGCCGTTCTGATGAGCGCGTGCCGAGTGTGAACCATGTTTTGTGCCCTAAACTCGACAAACGTGAGATCAAAATTGTCTCGAATAAACCTCTCAATCGTCCGCGGCGCGACTTGAAACCAAGCAGCCGTATCTTCAAGCGTAGGCTTCATCCGCATGAATGCCTTGAGTTTTTCGATTTCTATTTTGTCTGTTTTTGTGGCAAAAGCTGGCATTTTAACCCTGCCCTAATTGGAGCGCATCGGTCGGACTTTCACCGCCCCCTACCTCTTGGAAAGAGGTCGTGCCAGATTCAACACTAGATGCGCGTATTTTTTGGCCTTTATACATCCTCACTTCATCTGGAATTTTGTCAATGAATTTGAATCTTGCCTCCAGAGATTTGTCGAAGAAGTAAATATACTTCATCTGAAACCCTTCAATTGGCTTCAATTTCAGGACTGTCGATAAGTTTTGTCCATTTGGGGTCAGTTTGTGATCTAGGGATTTTTTAGCCACCACTTTTCGTTTTTTTGTCCCGTGATTGAATGCCACTTCACCGTTTCCAGCATCAAGAAGCGAGTTATTTTTCTTGAATGAGTGCAGTTTAAAACCACTTGCGCGGTAAATAGTTCCATCACCGCACTGGCAGGCGTCCGCAAATGAAATAATACATCTTAAATGTGGATATGTTTTCTTCAATATTCTTAAACAAACAGAAATTGCGCGACTCTCGGAGTTTTTTGGAAGCACATCAGAAAACGCCATTCGATTCAACTCAAGAAAATGATTCATGTCTATCCCAAGATTTTCACCCATCCGCCGTTTGTCTATCGACGGTCCGAACTGCAAGACGCCCTGTAAAGTTCCTTCCCAGAAAACTCCAAAATGAATTTGTGAGTTTTGAGTCGACTTTCCAGAATAATGGAATCTTTCGACAATTTTTCTGGCCGATGCACCATCGATTGATTTGATAAGAATGTTTTTAACCATATAGATACCGTTTCAGAATTGCTGCGAGCGCATTTCCGTTGGAATTTTTGTTCAATTCGTCTTCGCAGTGCTCGTTTTTCTTTGATTTTGCTATTGCCTCGTCGAGTATGTCCTTTTGCTCATTGGATAAGACGAAAGTGACTGTCTGAATTCCAGGGTCTGAAGTTGCTAGCGAAGGCATTTCGACTTCAAGCGGCTCGACTTTGAAATCTGGAATACCTAATACGTCAAAATCAATGATTTCGTCCTTAAATTCGAAGGCAATTTCATTGATCTTGTTGTCATCCATTTCTGCAAGCTCTGCAATTTTATTGTCAGCAATCACGTCAGCAAATTCTTGAGCCTCGGATTCGTAGTCCTGAAAATCGACAGCCGCATGGGTCCATTTCAGCTTCTGGAGGGCCATCAATCGACCATGACCCTTAGTGATGAAGCCTGATCTATTTGAGACGACGATGGGTGAACGCTGTCCCTGGTAGGCGATCACCTTGGCCAGAAAATCGATTTGAACTTCAGGATGATCATTCGGATTTCGTGGATTTGGCACCAGTTCAAAAATTGGGACTATTTTTTTGTACGCACATTTGAATTTTGTCAGATCAATTTGATTTTCAAGCATCGCTACCTCAATAAGAACTGACCACAATTGATAGGATAAAGGCAATTCATTTGATGCATTGAGTCTAGGAAATGAGCTGCAGAAATAAAAAACCCCGCGCCGAGAGTAACGTCGAAACGCGGGGTCTGCCTTCAGTTGGAACCACGATGCTAGGGAAAGTGACTTTAGGCGTTCCCTTTATCGGCGGGTGAATCCAAAAGTTGATTCAATTTATCCGCTCCGGACGTAATCTCGACCCCTTGACGGGTGACGTCCCGTGGTTCATCTGACGTTGGTATATAATTGAAATCGTATTCAGCTATCGGCGCTCCGCCAATTGCGTCTGGGAATGCGGTTTTTAGCGCTTGGCTTCGCGCCCTACGCATGAGCATGATTTTAGGATAGGTATTCCAAGGCCCGCGCTTATCGAGCAATCCAGCCCGTTCTGCTTCGTCCATGGTAAAAGTTGCCTCAACCTTTGGAAGTTCGTTTCTTTGTAAAACACAAACTCCAGCCCACGGTTTAGCGCTAAGATTTTTATTCGCTAAACATATTTTGTTATACTCCGCGTCGATAACGTATTCGTCGATGAATTTTATTTCACGGGTTTGATACGCCAGCTTCAATGGAAGCTCGCCAAATATTGAAGGAACTCCGTTGATAACTGCGATATTTCTCAATCCACTTACAGCCTCTAATCCAAGTTCTTTGGCGAATTGCATACCGACTACGATTTTTGCAGCACTATCATATCCTTTTGGCGCAAATCCTGCTTTTAAAATAGCCTCGGCGAACGCGAACATTTGCATTGAATTTTCAGGTTTTAATTTTCCTGATTCGTCAACTTTTGTGTATTCTTTGGTTTGTATTGATGAAGGTTTGGATTTTTTAGTCTCCTCTTTTCCGCTCTCTGCTGATTGACGCAAATCCGACAATATTTCTTGGTTCCCGATGGTCTCGCTTTGTAATTTTGTATCGATAACTGATGGCCCTTCTTGCATAAATTCACCTCTTTTTTATAGTTTCTGTTTTTTGAAATCATATCTCTGACGTTTTCCAGCTGAGTCCCGACTTTCAAATGATCTGGATTCACACACTTTGGATTGTCGCATGTGTGCATAACTACTTTATTTTTCACGCTGATTTTATTGAAATGCTCGCAAATTAAACGATGCACATAAGCTCTTTTTCTCAAACACTGAACTTTTCTATATCCAGACCCGTTGTGCCATCCACTAGCTTCCAAACACCCTGATTTTGTTTTTTGTGCGTTTTTATAAATCAGTAATGCTTTGCTAAGTAATTTTTTATCTAATTCGTTGATTGTGTTCATTTTTTCGATCATCTTTTAAAAGTCGTTCACCTCGACATGTGGGGGCTGGGTTTTTCTCGCTGGAACCACAGCCTCCGGTTTTTCCTCAATTGTTTGAATTTCATTTTCCATCTAATACCTCCCTTGTTGATTCTGCTAAAAATTTGTCCGCCCACTTAAACGCCAATTGAAAATCCGCGTCGCCCAACACAATGCGCGTCTGAAGCATACCCTGAAGAATTGCCAACGCGACTTTATTTCGAACCGACATTCCGCGCCCGATGTTCGCGAAGTCCGCGTTCTCAATCATCATCCGCATTTTATTCTCCATAACCGTCCCGTTCGTTGAAACACCAAACGCACGCCTCAGTGCTGCTGTCTTTGAATTTGCGCCATTCGTGATGGCACTTGAACCCGCGCTCGAAAATGCTGGCGTATCGAAACATTTCCATATGAATCGGTACTTTATACCGCTGCGGAACCTCCTCGGCCAGCTTTACCAGCTCGCACAACGGGATTCTTGAAATCAATTCGTACAGCTTTTTTCTAACCTCAACAGAATGGCGGAACTCGTGATATGTCGCCGCCTCGTCGTCAAGGTGATGCGTTTCGCGCATGACGGCCTTAGTTACCTCTAACAAGCGCAACGATTGATCCACGCGAAGTCCTTTCCGCCCTCATGGCGCCGATTTGAAGTTGCAGGTTTTCAAGCTCTGCTTTCAATCGACCGTTTTCGATCACCATTTTTTCCAATCGCCTGTCAAATTCAATGCGCGATTCGTAAAACTCATGACCCGCGCGGATTTGATTGGCGATCTGATAGTGACCCATGCTTTCGAGAAATTTAAAAACATGCTCTATTTTTTT